CTAGCCACAGAAAAGGCTTCACAGGTATTAAACTAATTAAGTTTGCTGAAGGTTGTCTTAAGGAGGACGGTGTATCTGTAATTGTGGTGAACACTAAGAACCATAAACCCTTCCACAAGATTATGCAATTACTTGGGTTATCTTCTTCAGAAACTCTATACTCTAAATACATAGGAGATTAACATGGCTGTTGCTGCTGGTATGGCTTTACTTTCTACGGGTGTGGGCGTTGCCTCGGGTGGCACTCTGGCTTTTGGTGCAGTGTTTGGTGCAACGGCGGGGACTTTTGCTTATGCAGCAACTCACTTCCTCGTAACTACAGCCCTTGGTGCAGCCCTTAACGCTCTTACCCCTAAACCTTCCTTCTCAGGCACTAACAGGGGTTATCAGGTAACTCAGAACGGCTCTGCACTAGATCATCAGGTTATCTATGGTAGAGCTAAGGTTGGTGGCGCTCGTGTGTTCGACAGCACTACTGGCGGGAGCAACAAATTCCTACATAGGGTACTAGCCTTCACAGGTCATGAGATTGAGTCCTTTGAGGAGATTTACATTAACGATGAGTTGATTACTTTGGATGGCTCAGGTAATGTAACTTCTCCTAGTAGGTACGATGGTAAGGTACGTATCAATAAACACTTGGGTGCCACAGATCAAGCCGCAGATAGTGACTTAGTTTCTGAGGTAGACGAATGGACCAACAACCATAGACTCAGAGGTATTGCCTATCTGTATGTTCGCCTAAGCTATGATGCTGATGCCTTCCCTAACGGTGTACCTGAGATTACTGTTACTATCAAAGGTAAGAAGGTATATGACCCTCGTGATGGCTCTACTGCTTGGTCTGCTAACCCTGCCCTGTGCTTGAGAGACTACCTTACTAACACTACATACGGTCTTGGTGAGGATGATGTCAATGTGGATGATGATAAAGTTTCTACCGCAGCTAACGTATGTGACCGTACTGACACGCCAGATAGTAGCACTCGGTACACATGCAACGGTGCCTTCACTACAGCATCTACCCCTTATGACAACCTGAGCAGCCTCCTAACCTCTATGGGCGGGTTGCTATGGTATGCTCAAGGTGAGTGGCGTATGAAGCCTGCCTACTGGACTGAACCTGCTCTCACACTTGATGAGAACGACCTCAGAGGCAGCGTAACGGTAAACACTAGGCATAGCCGCAGGGATAACTACAACACAGTTAAAGGGACGTTCCGAGGCTCTGAGAGCAACTGGCAGATCACAGATTACCCAGAGGTTACTAACTCTGCTTTCCTGTCTGCTGATAATGGTCAAGAGTCCTCTATCGACTTAGCATTAGCATTCACTGACACTTCTGTAGAAGCCCGTAGGATTGCTAACGTATCTCTTGAGCGTAACAGACAACAGCTTACTATCACGGCATCCTTCGGTATGAGAGCCTTCCAGCTTCAGGTTGGGGATAACGTAAAGATTAACAACTCTCGTTTTGGTTGGACTGACAAAGAGTTTGAAGTTACCTCTTGGACCTTTGGCTTAGTTGATGAAGGTGATCTGCAAGTTCAGATGATCCTTCGGGAAATCTCTGAGAGTGTCTTTGATGATGTAAGCGACGGTGTGGTTTATGAGAGAGACAACACTAGCCTTCTGTCACCTTTTGATGTCCCTGCTATTGGTATCAATGCTGAGGCAGTAGCTCAAGTTCTAGCGGAAAAGCTGGTAAACACTCTTAACATCACAACCACATCCTCTCAATCTGAACGGATCGACTTGGTTGAGGTTCAACTTAAGCTGTCCACAAGTGCAACCTATGTCTCTGTAGGTACAGGAGAGCTTGGGTTGTTCTCTAGTATTGACCTTGAGAGAGGCGACTACGATATTAGAGCTAGGGCAATCAACACGTTTGGTATCAAAGGTGAGTGGGAGTACCTTACAGATTTTGAGGTAGATGCTCTATCGGCTCCACCTGCTGATGTGACAGGTTTCCAAAAGCAACTTAGTGGTGGTACTATCTTCTTTAGTTGGGATGCTGTACCTGACCTAGACCTGTCTTACTATGTTATCCGTCACAACCCTAACACTTCTGGCGCTACTTGGTCAACTTCTAACACGGTTATCGAAAAGGTTGCTAGACCCGCTACTACCTCTAGTCTACCCGCCCGTAGTGGTACGTTCTTAATCAGAGCATACGACAAAGGTGGGAACCCTAGCGAGAGTCCTACGTTGCTTGTGGTTCAGCCTACAGAGCTTCCCCCTCTAGGCACATCTCAAGAGCAAGTAGAAAACCCTACGTTCTCTGGTTCTAAGACTAACGTGTCTGTAGATACTGCACCTAACCCAGACGAGCTTATCATTACGAACTTGTCTGCGTCTAATCCTTCGGGGACTTATGAGTTCTCTGACTACATTGACACAGGCTCCTCTAGGACCGCTAGGGTTACTGGCGTCACAACCTTTAATCGTCATGCGCCTACGGCTGGTACTTGGGACACTATTCCTCAGAACTGGGAGACGTGGCCTAGCGATTGGGATCAGTGGGATGATGAGCAGGCTAACTTTGCGGACCACAGTGTAGTTGTTTATGTAGCAGCTACAGATGATGACCCTTCCGGTTCTCCTACTTGGGGTTCTTGGGAGTTAGCTAACGGTTCTGAAGTAGTTGGTCGAGCGTTTAAATTCAAAGCTGAACTAACCAGCACAAACACAAATGTATCGCCTAGTGTAGAGACACTCAAGGCAACAGTGGAGTATTAAACATGAGTCAACACGACTTCGATATTGCCAACCAGTCAGCGTCTAGTGCTAGGGCCGACATCAACAATGCCCTGAAGGCTCTCGCAAGTTTGTCTTCAGGGTCTACCGCCCCTAGCACCACATACGCTAATATGTTGTGGTATGACACAGGAGCTAACACCCTTAAGATGAGGGCTGAGGCTGATGACGCTTGGATTTCCATTGGCTATCTAAACCAATCTACAGATACCTTTGCTTTGTTTGATGACACTAAGGTTGTCAACTCCGGTGGCACACAGACAGGTCTTCTTGGGGATCAATCCACTTCTGTATGGGAATCTGGTACAGGGACTACCGAGAGCCTCGTGTCTCCTGCTAAGGTTAAGGCTGCTATTGAGGCTTTGGTTACTTCTGACACTACAGGGTTCAGTAGTTCACAAAGCTGGTCGGATGAAACATCAAGTAGGGCTTTTGGTACTACCTACACCAATAGTACAGGGCGTATGATTCAGGTTGCAGTGACGTCGTTGGGTGGGTTGTCAGGGGGTCAAGACTCCTTCAGGCTAGGTTTCACTATCTCAAGCCTAGTTGGGGGTATTACCATATCTAAAACTGTCGGCCCTCGAGGGTCAATAGGTTCTACAACAGACAACGACCAAAGTTTGATCTTTAATGTACCTAACGGCTCCACCTACCGTGTTAATCAATCAGGCAACCCTTCACTAGAATCTTGGTTTGAGTTAGGATAATTCATGACATATGCACTAGGACAACGTAGCCTACAGAACCTCTCGGGTGTTCATCCTGACCTTGTTTCTGTAGTTAAGAGAGCAATCGAAATCACTGAGCAAGACTTTAGTGTGATCGAAGGTGTTCGTAATATTGATCGTCAGAGGCAGCTAGTTAAATCTGGGGCTTCTCAAACGATGAACTCTAGGCACCTGACGGGACATGCGGTAGACATTGCACCTTATCCTTTGTCTTGGGATTGGGAGTATTTCTACCCTATTGAGGACGCCATGAAGAAAGCCGCAGAGGAGCTTGAGGTAGACCTTGAGTGGGGGGGCGATTGGCGGTCTTTTAAGGATGGACCACATTGGCAACTCTCACGAAAGACCTACCCATGAGCGATGAAGACTTGCGCCGAAGATTGGGTAACTTAGAGTCTTCTCACCAGACCCTAGAAGAGAGTCTCAACCAGCTTAATACAACTATTGCACTACTTAATCAGACAGTAGAAACTATGTCAAAGAGCGAAGAGAATCGTAGGCAATTCGTAGACAGGGCTGTTTTGTTTGGTGTTGGTGGTCTTATCTCGGCGGTAGTTGCTTGGATTGTAAGAGGGGGGTTAGGGCAATGACATTCTCTCGTGTAAAAGACAATCTAGGTTATCTAATCGCAGGTTTGGTTATATTTACCATAGCTATAACGGTCTATTTCGAATTTAAGAACTCCCCAAAGGTCAAAAAGTCTCCTTCTGGGGTGTGCCACACTACGAACAGCCCCTATTACCCCCAAACCTTAACCTTCGAAGCGTACAGCGCCCTTGAGGACTGCATAACCTCTGGCGGCAAAGTACCCTCTTAAAACTAGCAAGGAGACTTACTTTGTCTGTATATTTGGACACAATCACCCTCACCTTGGCACTATTTGCCTTGCTAATCCACTCTCAGCAGTTAGCCCAAAGGTTTAACTTTATAAGTGTTATCACTTTCGTCATAACTTCCAGCTATCTTCTAGCTCAGTCTAGTTGGACTACTGCATGGCTGTTAGGTGATGTTTGGGGTAGAGACTTTGCGAACTACATTTGGTTCGTGTTTAATACTTCTGTTTTCGTTCTTTTACTTAACAAGAAAGACTAATACTGTGGAAAAGAAGACTTACAAAAGAGAGCTTGCATTAGTCTTCTCTGGTATCCTTGTCTGGGAGATTTATAATGGTAATACGGAAATGGTTGAAATTATTGTTTGGCCGATTATCTCTCTTATCGCTGCTGCTGCTGGTCTTCATATCTATGGCGGGATGCAGCAAGGGTCCACTAAGCCTTCTGACAGGGGGAGGCACTAACGTAGCCGCTAATGTTCAGGTGGGGAAAGAGAACTCACAGAACATAGGTGTAAATGCGACAGTCAGACCCGTGCTTAGACCCGAGGGTCCGGTAGACACTGTAGTGCAAGACAACAGCACCACAAAGAACACTGAGCTAGACCCTTTGCTTATTATACTGCTGATCCTTGGTTGGTTGGCCCCCAGTCCTTCTGAAATAGGAAGGTCCATAACGAATCTGTTTAGACGTAAGGACATTTAGAATCACAAACGCCCCCCTCGGGAATCACCTGAAGGGGGCACTAATTTATTTGTTTAGGTGGAACCTGCATTTGGGAATGTTGGTTGGATCAACCTTTGCAGCGATCAAACGCTAAAATCGTTCAGACAAATGCCAGAGAAACCGTGCCAATCACCAACAGAACGCCCGCGATAGGCAAAGTAATGCGCTGAATAGCGTTGTAGGTTTTCGTACTCATCTAGACCTCCTTTCTTACCTGTAGGTATTTATGTTATACTTAGGGTTCAAGGAAGAGATTAAAGCCGCCTCGCGTTCAAACGCTTGCTTCTCTGTCAAGCCAGATTCAAACAATATCGGCCCCATCCTTGTGGGCATAAGTGTAGTACTTCTTAGTCTGCATTTGTGTCCTCCGAGGATGGGGCTTTTTTCGTTTATACTTCCTGCATAATAAACTGCAAGATGTCTAGTGTGTCTTTAGTGTCCTCGTAACCCCCAATAACAACTCTATTTCCATTGTTAGCCTCGATTTCCACTAGGGGGATAGTCTTCTGGACTGACAGGGCGTGTTGCTTGGCTACTGGGTTACTGTCAATATCTCTGAAGATATAGGGGACATCAGCAGCCTCTAGTTCATCTTTTACTTTCTGACAAGGGCCACACCAACTGGCTCCATACACTACTACTCTCATTTAACAAGCCTTTTGAACTCTTCTTCGTGTTTGTTTTCTAAGTAGAACGCAATGTCGTCTTGCTCAAGTTGTTTGCGCTTACGTTCACGCTCTTGTTCAAGGTACGCTACTCGGCCCCTGTCGAACTGTGACCTACGTTTGCGCCACTCTTCATACTCTGGTACGGACATACCTTTCTCAGCAGCACCCCTCTCTAGCCTTTCTTGGCGTTCTTGCTCTTCTCTGCGTTCAATAATGTCGTCATAGTGTCCCATTAGTCAACTCCTTTTTCTTCTCTAACAGGTAAGATACGTGTGCCGCAGTAGTACAGTTGAAGGTTCCTAAGTGCCTACGTTCTCCATCAACCATGATTCTAGCGTACACTTTAGTTGTGTTACTGTCAATCTCATAACCCTTAGCGTTTGTATTTAACATGTTTATGGACCGATCAACATCCCGTAAGTTTTCAATCCTGTTGTTTAGTGGGTTCCGGTCTATGTGGTCTATGTGTTTACTAGGGGGTACCTTATAGTGCATAAACCAAGCAAGCCTATGCGCTAAGAACTTAACCCCCTTGAAACCGATGTACACATACCCGTTCTGAGCCACAGACCCCGCCGGATGCCCCTCTCTGGCTCCCCCTTTAGTAATCTTCCAAGTAAAAACTCCCGTGTCGGGGCAATAGTTAAGACTTTCCTCCAAGTATTGCAGCGGTACTGACTGGAAAGAGCGGTCGTACAATGTCTTCGATTTGTTTTGCAAGGTCTTGTGTCTCCTTCTGTGCATGGCTGTCAGTTCTTTGGGTTATTAGATTGCAGATAGCCCAAAGATTGCCCGTAGCAATTACCTCAGTGTACATAGACTGTGGCAGGACCATACGTGCTTGCTCTGGTGCTACTCCTGACTTCAGGAAGTTGTCGTAAAGCTCAATACAATTGTATACGAAAGAGTCGTACTCATCTTGAGGCGTAGGGTTGTACCACAAGCTCTTTACTCCTTCCTCAGAACTCCCCTGCTTAACATTGTCAGCCCTCTTACGCCATACATCAGGCACATAGAACTCAGGCTCACTATCTACATACCTACGGCTAACCTCGTTGTACTCAATGCCTGTCGTGTGCTTCATGATCTGACGTGCTACGAAGATAGGCATCTTGAGGTGCAACGTGATAGCTGTGTGGAAAAAAGGAGATTTGTGCTGGTGCTTTGCAAGATACTTAATCAGCCTGTTGTTTTGTTCTGACGAATACCCCGAGGCCTCTTTACTGAAACTGACTCGTGCTGCGTCCACCACACTGTTATCTCCACCGAAGTGGTCTTTATAGGTTACTTTCAAGGTACTCTCCTTTTGCTTTCTCATAAGCCTTGCGTGCGTCCTCTGGGTTTTGGAAGGTGCCCAGCCCTGACCTCTTACCCTCAACTTGTAGTCTAGCTCTGTAGTTGCCATTGGGTAGCTTGTCATACCCCTTAGCCTTTTTGTTAAGACTATTAATCATATTGCTGACATCTCTCAGGTTGTCAATCCTATTGTCCCCTCTGTCCCTATTGATGTGATCTATTTGACCTTTCGGCCAAGAGCCATGTACAAAAAACCAAGCTAACCTGTGGGCTGCATGCCTCTTCCCCCTCCAGTAAATCTGTACGTACCCTTTGTTCGTAGTCCGCCCAGCTAAAGACCCCTTTTTAATTCGAGTGCATTTACAATCCGTCCATAAGAACACCCCAGTTTCAGGGTAGTACGTAAGTCCGTCTAAGGTGTACGTCGCTTTCACTGTTTATCTCCTACTTCATAATCCACATTAGCCCAGTCGTTATCTTCATCCATAAGCTCCCAACCCAGTTCTTCTAGCTGACGCCACACAGAAGCATTGTTCATACGTAAGCAGTAGGAACCTTTATTACAAGAGTAAACACTACCAGAGCTACCGTGAAACTCAAAAGTATCCTCAGTTTCCTCACACTTGGTAATCCCTGAGTTCATACGCCAAGAATCACCTTGAGTATAACCCCCAGACCAACCAGCTAGAACTCGCATATGTCCATCCGCAGGACACTTAACTACTACCCAATTATCAGGATTGTATGTCATTAGGTTAATTCCAATTCTTAGGGGTTACGTATTCGGGACAAGACCCTGAGAAATCACTAAAGGCTACAGGTGCATTGTCGGGGTCATGGGACCACCACCGTCTAGCGCCTTCGTCTACCTCTTTTGTGTACTGCCTGAAGCAATCTTTGTTGTCACACACAGCACTGCAAAACGTCACACCTTTGTAGCACAGCATCTTATAGTCCTTCCTTTACAAAAGTTTCTACCCACATCTTAGTCATACCGCTACGAACAATGTCATCCGTAGTGAACTCAACGATAGGCACAGGTAACATATACTTCTTAACTAGGTGAACAACCTTTGTCAACCCATCTCCTTCCTTAAGATCAGATTGTTGGATGTCACCGTTGAGTACCAGTTTAGAGTCTTCACCCATACGTGTCACCAGCATCTTAATCTCATGGAAGGTAATGTTCTGGCTCTCGTCACAGATAACAAAAGCATTGTCAAAACTACGGCCACGCATAAGGGCCAGAGGAGCAATCTCAATGTTACCGTTCTTAAGTCCAGTTTCTACCGTACCTTTACCTAGATGCTTCTCAAGTACATCCAACACAGGTAATGCCCAAGGCGCACACTTCTCCTCTAGGCTACCCTTAAGGAAACCAATGTCCTTACCTACAGCCACATGAGGTCTAGTGATTACAATCTTGTTTACTTGCTTGGTGTGGTACAGATTAGCTGCATAGGTAGATACCACGTAAGTCTTACCTGTACCTGCTGGCCCGAAGACTACAATTTGTTCACTGGTGTCTAGTGCTGAAATATACTCCCCTTGTTTATCGTTTAGTGGTTCTAGTACCAAGGACTTCTTGTTAGAGTCATGCTTATTTCTAGTGCGGCGTGTCTTAGGTTTAGGTTTCTGTTGTACCATTTTTACTTCTCTATTTTGTTTAAAGCTTCAGGGAAGAAACCTAACTCTAAAGCTTTCTTGTTATAAGCCTTAGCAGCTTCGTGTTCACACCCATAGCAGCCTAAATTGTATTTTTTTGATTCGAAGCCTATGACCGCTTTCCAACAAGACTTGTACTTGTGAACACCCCTATATCGGGAAGACTTTTTAATAGGTTCCCTGTAACCCCTAGAGTTTTCAGAAGGTGTGACCTCCCTAAGGTTTTCAGGTGTGTTGTTAGTCTTATCTCCGTCTATATGATCTATGTACAACGTAGGCCAAACACCTCTGCTTAAAAACCATACAATCCTGTGAACCCTGAAGTGTCGGTAGTTAAGTTTAACTCTTTTATAACCTTTTTCGGTGTTATAACCTACCACATCCCCAACTTCTCCTTTATGGTAACGTTTCTTTAACACTAGATTTTTACCCTCTATTGCGTAAATCTCTTTCATAAGACCTAGTTCATACTCGGTGGGTTGTAAGAGTTTGTTGTCACCTCTAGGCATAACCTATAATCCTCCCTATATGAAAGCAACCCCATAGATATACCACAGGGTTGCCTGTTGTTATCAGGTCAAGTCAACAATCTCACAAGAATCACCGGAACATGCCATGGTTTGCATACCAGAGGTGTTGTCCTCTTGTTCATACTCCGAAAGACCAGACCAGTCAATAGACTTAGGCATCTGATCCAGAAGAATGTGATAGTCCGTAGCTACACACTCCTGATACGGTGCCTGTTGGTATGTACCCCCGTCATAAGGTAGGAAGGACACACCAGACATCTCATCAAAGTGTTCATAGACAAAAGCACCCACTTCCATCCATTCATCATCCTTAACAGACACAGTGACCGAAGGCTTATGCTCACACCAATGACGCTGATAGATCAACCAAGTCTTAAGTTGCTCCATAGCTGACACATCGTCACGAACCACTGCACCTTCTGGTGACTTCACAGGGAAGCTGAACACCGTAGTAGTATCTGGCTTCATCACGCAAGGCTCATTAGGGATACCTTGGTCCTTCATGAACTGCGTCAGAGGGTCTTTGTTATCGCCTCTCACTGTCCGAATATAAAACTGGCTATGACGAGTGTGAATCCCACTAGCAGAATCAACCAACTGACTAACAGTTCCAGAGGGCTTGACGCATGTGATCGCAGTGGAAACAGGAACGCCAAGGCGATCAGCCCACTCAGCGTTAGTAGTGATAGCCACAGAACGAAGATGCTCAAGAGTTTCCTCCAATCCTTTGTTAGCTGAGGTCATCAGCGGGTTATCCATAATACCTGTCAGGCTGACACCCAACAAGCGCTCTTCTTCAGTGTTCCGTTGCCATACCTTACGCAGGTACGGGAAGTGTGTGTACGTACTCTGGATAGTACCAAGGATAGTTGCAAGGCGAACCTTACGCTCCAAGTCCTCAATAGTATCTGTAGCTCGTACAACCACCTCCGTCAGATTACAGAACTGATACGGACGCAAGATAATCTCTGAGCAAGGGTTCGTACCAAACTCAAAGTTAGGGTCACGGCGTCCGTTCTTAGCTGCCTGCTTCTTACTTGCTTGACGGTTGAACACACCACGCTCACCAGACTTACTCTCTACAAGGGCAAGCCACTCACGCATAAAGGTCTCCATATCAGGCTTCTCTGTGTAGCTTACAGAGTTATTAGCCAATGCACGTTGACCTTGGTTCTCCCACCACTGTCCAGACTTAGCATGACGCATACGGTCATCAGACAGGTTGCTAAGGCTAATCATAGCTGAACGGCGTACACCACCAACTACAACCACCTCCCCAATCTTGCACATAATGTCATGGCACTCAATAGAGGACATCTTACGACCAGCAGCGCCCTTGAACTTATCAATAGTAAACCGGAATAGGTCAACCAGAGGAGCAGGGCCAGAGGCACGACCACCGAAAGTCTTCAGTTTAGCACCAGCAGGTCGAACCTTAGACACGTCCCACTTGGGTACTTCACCCGCCCACAGGAGAGACAAGAGTTGACGGTAAGCCTTAGCCCAACCTTCCTTACTATCCTTGACTACGATTGTAGTGTCACTAGCGAACAGTTGGTCAGGAACCTCTGGCAACTTACTGATGAACTGACGCTCAACTGAGAACCCTACGCCTGTACCGCACAGCAGAATGAACATAGCCTCATCGAAAGACTTAGGGTCATCTACTGGCAGATAGCTACAGTTGTACATGCAGGTGTTGTCACGGTTAGCTGCTGCCCCTGCTGTCATCAAGGAACGCATAGAGGGCATAACCTCAAGGTCTAGGATGGACCGCTCTACGTCTTTCACTGTGTCCCAATCAAGGGCTATCATCATATCATCTGTGATAACATCCTGAACCACATTGTCGATATAACGTTTAACAGTCTC